ATTGGTCATACATGCCACCGTTCCCTCTGGTATATTGAATCCAAGCGCTCTCATTTTATCAAACAATACCGAGTTTATAATTGGTAAAATAAATTCTGCATCATTGGTTTGCTTGTCTTGCATTGCTTTCTGAGCTGGCGATTCTGCACCATCGTTACCTAATTTGCCAGGAATGGAAGACATCGCATCAGCATGACCAAGAACTATTTGAGAAACTTTAGCTTCTAATCTTTTTTCAAAATTATCATATGCGTTGTAGCCTGTTCCACTTCCACCTGATGCATGAAATATCACTTCATCTTCTGGGTCTGTAATCGCATAGCCATTGCTACCCATGTCACGTGCAATTTTTTCAAGTTCTGCACGTTCGCGCTCTTCTGTTTTGTATGATTTTATTTGTCTGAATGGTGCAATATTCACTTCGATATAATCCCCATTGAATCCCAATAAATTTCTCATTAAGATTTCATACATCGACAATTCGTAATACAAACCATAACCACAAGGAGAAGTGCCTATTTTGTTCGTTGTTGGTACATAAACATAAAAGTCTTTAACCTCTTCGTTTTCTAAGAAGTTTGTGCCTGATGTTAAATATTCATAAGAACTTACAATATATCTGTCTGGTGACACATTCCATCGCTTTGTAATTTCACAATCTACAAATTCATTGTTGATGATATCTCCAAGGTATATAAGAGAGTATCCGTAAAAGTTCGCATCTAATACGTATGAGATGAAATTATTAAACCACTTTTTATTCATGGTTTTACCATCAATGGTATGACAAAATAAATCTGTTACTTGTTGGTCTATCTCTCCATTTGAGTTTTTAAATTCCCACTTTCGCAATAAAGTTAAATCTTTTCTTCTATCAACACAACCCATGACAAAACCATTCTCAGCTGTATTCAAATATAGGCGTTGCAACTTTACTCTATAAGGAAATAATGATTGCTCGGCTTCGTCAATGGCTTCTTTTCTAGTCTTGGCATCCTGTCGGATACGCGACAATTGATTAGCATTTATATTAGCACGCTTGCCTGTTATGTTTTTTGCAAACTTTACCTTGTCTACGGCTTTATTCCACAAATTTTGAACCTGATTCATTAAAAGTTATTATTTTGTTTAGTAAGTCGTGAACCCCATCTTGCACGCATTCCCTGCTTTGGTTGTATTAGCGGCAATGATGCAGTAATCCAATCTCCTTTAGCACAATTCTTTAGCCAGGCAATAGCATCGTCATATCTTTTTACTCGCAATTCTGGAATATTATGTGGTGCAATTCGTGAATGGATGTGATATAACACAATATCAATCATGTAATTAACAAGTTGAGAATTACGATTATCTCCCTGTACCCACTTAGAAGCGTCACTTGGAAGAATGTTGGCTGCAATTGAATATGTTGTACCAGCACCCCAATATTCAGGATAAGAATCAGGCGTAATGCCGCTGTTGTTAGTTAATGCCGTGTATGTTTTATTTTTGTAAAATACTTGGTTTCCTGTTACATATGTTGCGTAATAATCCCACTCTGGTTGAGGTGTAAGTGCATAGTATATAGTATATTGATTGCCAATATTAGACCAATGACTAGGTGTCCATACTTCTGCCGAGGTTATTGCTGTCGTGCATCGATACACCTTGCCATCTTTCAATGTAAGCGCATTAAGTGCATATAGCGAGCTCGAACTATATTCATTGGCATCAAGATATACTCGATCCTTTGCATTTCTTACCACGCCGTAAGCCCATACGCTTGTATTGGTAAATTCTTTCGAAATATCATACTTTTGCGTAAGATAGCTTATAACTTCTGTTTGTGCCGCTTCTTCAACCTTAGATAAAATACTGAAATCGCTACCTATTATCGACGATAGATTATCGACTTGAATCAAGCTCTTATAGTCATAACGAATTAAGTACCCCATATAATACTTTTTTACAAAATTAGCACAAAGTAATCTATTTTTACTATATTCTAATATTTATTTCTGTCAGCACTACCACCAGTTGATAACATGGACTTTCTACCACCACGCAAATAGTTCTTATAATCTTCAGCGTAATACATAGTTAGAAAGTATCTCTTTGCATCAGAAGGATGCCCAAATTCTTCATAACTCACTTTAGTAACTGGATGTGTTTTCTTTGTTTTCTTTAGCGTTCCGTCGCTGTCTTCCAATGCATACGAATAATCTCTGAGTGATTTTTTGCAATTAGTACCAATTACAATCTCCAATCCTTCTACACCACCTTTATAAATCTGATTAATAAATCCTGCCGATTGAACAACAGATGGGTTAACACTTTGCATACGTAATCGTGGATTGTATTCACGTAAGTTAGAAATCACTTTTGTAAAGAAGTTTTCTCCTTTCTCTAGCTTTGAATCTTCTTTGATTGACGTTCTATCGCCATACACAAATAATCCCTGCACCCTAGCAACTGGATATCTATTTTTAAATTCAGTACATACGTCGGTAACTCTGTTCCGTGGGTCTTCCATACATATTTCGTCAATCTGCTTAACTTGCTTACCGATTCCTTGCCATACAAGACAAGTGAGATATGGGTTTACATTTTCATCCCATGTTATGTGCAAAGGATAATCTTCATCCCATTCAAGATTTCTACTGTGAAGATTGCTATTAAAGTCCTTCCAGAATTCGCCACCTGTTCTAATCTTACCCCAATTGCCTAACCCATATATTTGATAGTAGTTGTAATCATCGACCTTATCTTTTTCAAAATCATCAATCACGTGCTGATCAACATAGTAAGGACCAACAATGAATTTATTATCAGTGTAATTAGTTTTGAATATAATTGTGTTTCCAGATTCGTTAATCCATTTACTAGTCAGCACCCATTCTTCAGCAGGAATATTTAATTGTTCGGCTTCAGTTTTTGTGTCAATTTCTGTCAGCACTTCTTTGTCAAACACATTTATCTTAATCCAATGGTCTTCACTGATGGGATTGAAAATACCAATTATCTGTTGTCCTGGGCTGCCCCTCAAACGCTTTTTAATTTGCTTTAAGTCAACTTCATCAAATTGCGATATCTCTTCAAGTACTACCCTTTTAAAGTTCGATATACCTTTCACTTTTTCCGAATCATCAAGCCCACGAAAACGGATGTAAGAACCTGTGAGCGTGCATTCAATGTAATTCTGTTGGAATTTAAAATATTCGTTCAGATTCCATTTATCCACTATGCTTTTAAAGTCGGCGTATATCGAATCTTTGATATCGGTGCTATATTTTCTTAACACCAAAGTATTCTCGCGCCTATTTTCTAGCATGCGAATTACAATCAGTTGGCATACTGAGTATGTTTTAGAAGCTGACGAGCCTCCATATATCCATATGTAACGAATCGAGATATTGCTAAATGATTTTAGCAAATGCCAATAGACATTGTTAAAGAACTTCTTTGAAAATTTGTATTTAACCACTATTCGGTGTATTCAATCGTTACCGTGATGTCGGTAGTGCCTGTTATGCTAGTTTCTTGTTTCGTTGGCGCATCCATACCCTCAAACTTGGCAATTCTTTCAATATAGTTTTTTCGCTCAGTTGGAGTTAAAGCTCTGTAGTATCTTGTCACTTTCCCCGTTTTTAAATCAAGTACACTTTCTTCATGCCTATTCTCGTCAAGTTCCTTTTGAATTTCAAGTACCCATTCAATTCGCGATTTTAAGCCACTTTTTAGGGCATCTGTTTGGTTTGCGTGTATTTGTTCATTGATTGCCTTTTCTTTGGTTTCTTGCCATTCCTTGATAGCTACATCATACGCTTTTAGGCATCTTTGCTTTTCTAACTTGTATTTAGTTCGTAAAAGTTCGTATAGGTTTGTCTTTGAAGTATTCCCATTTTCAAAAAGATTTATCAACTCATTTTTTAATTGAGCTGGTGAAATTGTTGTTTTGATTAATTCTTTAGCCATTGTAAATTGGTTTGATATTTGTTCGCAAATTTAGCAAATAGTAAAAATAAATACACTATTTGCTTTTTTTAGCCTATAATTTTTGTAAGCAATATAAAACCAAAAAAAAGCAAGTATTAATGATAATACTATATCGATTGCGTTTAGTGTCATGGTGCTGTTTAGTTTAAATTTACTTCAAGTTCCT